TACTTGCGATTTATCAGATGGGATTTTTCCAATGTGCAAGAAGATTATGGTGCAATTGCGGATGCTGATGGAAACATTACGTTTAAAGGTGGTGCAAATGTTGACTCCGATAACTTTATAAGCCCGGCAGGGAACTGGACAATTGATAGTGATGGATTCTTGACACTGATCGAATCAGCAGCTGACACATCCGAAAAGCTCAAAGACTTTTTTACAAGTCCAACCGTTTCTAGTGATGATATTGTGATTACTGGAATCAAGCTAAAAAATAGAGAAAATGAAGCCATGTACGGAAGCACAGGATATGTTCTTGAATTGGAGAACGACCTTGTTGCGGATTCGGACTTGGACACGGTAGCTGCTCAAATTGGCGATTCCATAATTGGAGCTAAATTCCGTAACATGTCGGGAGAACTTGTATATAACCCACTCATTGAGTTTGGAGATATGGCATATACTTATGATCGCAAATGGAACAGATATATAACTCCGCTGACGGACGTTTCTTGTTCCGTTAATGGAAAGACTACTGTAAAAACTCAAGCCGACGACCCTATCAGAGGGCAGAGCAAGTTCCAGTCAGAATCCACTAAGGCAATCGTAGAGGCAAGACGACTTGTTAAAAAAGAACAATCAGCTAGAGAAAAAGCAGTAAAGAAATTAGAAGAAACCTTAAAAAATTCTTCTGGATTATATGAAACATCAGTCGCACAGGAAGATGGCAGTACTATCACATATCTGCATGACAAGCCTACACTTGCAGAATCAAAAAATGTAATTAAATTCACAGCAGAAGCCATTGGCGTATCCAATGATGGTGGTAAAACATATCCTTACGGTTTTTTTCTGACAGGCGATTTGATAGCAAAAATTCTGTACGCACATGGTATCAATGCTGATTATATTGACACAGGCGCACTGACTGTCAGAGATAGCGATGGAAACATAATCTTCCAGGTTGATATGGACACCAAAAAAGTAATCATCAGCGGAGATAATGTTGTAATTGGTGACAGTTCTTTGCCGGATAAACTGACAAAAATGGACAACAATATTGCGGATGCCAAGAATATGACATTCCAGCTGTCGAACGATATGCAGACGATCACATCTGACGCAGACGGAAACATTCCGGTATTTCCAACAGTGACAACTACAGCGAAAGTTATGTACGGCTCGTCAGATATCACAAATGATTGTAGCTATACCATTACAAAATCAGACAGTGTAACCGGCTCTTGGGATGTAGATACACATACTTACACTGTCACAGGCTTGAGTGCAGACAATGGATGGGTGGATATTAAGGCAACGTACCTGATTAATCTTTCTATAACGAAGAGATTTACGATTTCCAAGCAGAAATCAGGGAAAAACGGAAAACAGCTTTATACATGGAGAAAATATGCATCCATGCCGGATGGCTCTGATATGAGTGATAGCCCAGATTATGTAAAACTTCTGGACAGCGCCGAAAGTCCCATACTGGACAGTGCCGGGGATGAAATCTATACAGTCACAGAAGCAATCTATGTTGGAATTGCGGACAATAAAACTACAGAAACACCGTCTGATAATCCGAAAGATTACATTTGGAGCCGTTTTCGCGGCGAAGACGGAGCGGATGGAATTGGCATTCCGGGAGAGAACGGAGAAACTTCTTACATCCATACCGCTTATGCAAATAGTATTGACGGAACTGTGGATTTTTCCACAACTGATACAGATAGAATTTACATTGGTCATTATTCCGATTTCGAAAAGACGGACAGTGCAGACCCAGCGAAATATACATGGGCGAGAATGCGTGGAGAAGACGGGCCTCCAGGAAGAACGTATTACCTGAGAGCCAACGCAGGAGTCCTGATGATGGGACAGGATAAGAAAATAACTCCTAATCCATTCAAGGTTCATGCGTATTACAGAGATGGACAGGGTGACGAAGCAACTTTTAAAACCTGGTGGATAGTAGAATACAGCAAAGATGCCGGAAAAACATGGACAAAAATGGCCTTTAATTCACAGACCAGTGGAATAACTATTAATCCAGATAGCTATTCTCTTGGTGCTGACGGAATGATACGTGCAACAATTTATACGGATTCCGGAAGAACTAAAATCGCCGATCAGCAGACATGGCAGGTTGCTGTTGACGTTGGCATGCTTACGCAGGAGCAGATTGTTGAGATATTGTCCAATGGCGGAGATTTTAAAGGCCTCTACTATCTGAATGGACATCTGTACATCAGTTTAGACGCATTGATGGGAAATGCCGCAATTCTAGGTGGAGCCAAAAACGGAAACGGATACCTAAAGATTAAAGATAAAAAAGGCACCGTGAAGGGACTGATAGATTGCTCAGGCTACACTGCATTTACAAGCTATGAAGAAAATTCTACGCGCATGAAATATACAGGAATTTGTTTTTCAGATACTGGAATAAATCCTGTTAGTGCCGAGAAATACTTTAGCAGCACTGCGGACATTGAATACGTTGAAACGGCGTGGGGAATCGACTGGACTGCCGAAGAGATTAATATTAGTGCAACAGAAGTATCGGCTGATACCGGTACATTTGGAGATTTAACTGTTACCAATTCTGCATCTTTCACAAAATCGCCAAAGATAGAAGGCATGGAGTATACGACATCATCAAATACTGTTTGTTGGGATGGACGTACAGGATACAAACAACTGATGCTGAAAGCTTCATCTTCAAAGCGCTATAAAGACATTGGAAACGATATTTCAGAGCAAGAAATTGAAAACTGGTACAATATTAAACCAACGCGGGCGAAATATAAAGAGGGATATCTAGTTAAAGGGGACGAGAACGAAGGAAGATATATCCCGATGTTTATTGTCGAGAATGTAGAAGCATTCTTTCCAGAAGCTACTCGGCATCAAAACGGACTTGTTGAGGACTGGAACGAACGTATCATGATACCGGCTATGTTTGCGATGATTAAAAGCCAGAAAGAACAGCTTGACCGACAGGAGAAACTAATTAATCAGCTCTATAAAAAGCTCAATATAGAAAAGGAGAATTAATATGGCAAAATTTAATGAATATCCGGCAAAAACAACACCAAAAGATGCAGATAAATTTATGCTTTACAGTGCGGAGGATGCGGCAAACAAGCTAATTGATTACGATAAGCTTGCTGATGCGGTACTCAATAAATTGACATCAAAGACCTTCGGACTGGATCATGGAACGATGACGTTACCGGCCGCGCTTAACCAATTAAATAGTAAGCGTCCAAGAAGCGTTCAGATTTCTAAATCTGGTTCTGCTCTGCAGGAATGTCTTAATTGCTTAGTTTTAATAGTATCTCCAAATGCAGGTGCATATGATTTGTATTCCTGTATAGGATACCAGTCAGATGAAAGAAGAAGCAAAGTTACATTACTTGCGGGTGAGGGATTACACGAAATAACATATTCGGACGAAGGCACTTCATATGCAATCAGAGGTATATACACCATCGTTAATGGAAATGCTGCAAACGAAGCAACAGCATATATACTTCCTTTGACGTAATATTAAATAGTAACCTGCTTTTTACTCGAATTGCCAGCACTGATGAAACCAATCAAGCAACTATAAATTTGTCAGATTTGGAACATGGAATTTATGAAATATATTCTACAGTCGGCACATTTTGCAAGATTGGGTATTCCAACGGCAAATGGTGGTTGACTGAAAAAACATCTGAAAACACAACAATAAGCGGTGAGATTTTAATCTTTGATGCCGGTTCCTGGTACACGATAATTTATATAAGAAAAATTTCAAAATTTTTTTCTACTCCTGTTTAATTGGTTTGTGAACAGTACATCTCATGTGGCAAAATGAATCTGTGGGAGGTACATTATTTTGACAAAATTGAAAAAATCCGCATCTGATAAGACATATTACTGCTACAAGCGCTTTGGAACGTGGCATGGATGTTACAGAATTACAAAAGATGTTAGGACATGAAAAATTAGACACGACTATGATTTATGCGAAGGTATCGCAAGAATCATTGAAATACAGTCACCACAGATACGTGGTGTGAAAGGAGAAAATATGGAAATTAAAGGAATTGACGTATCATCGTGGCAAGGGAAACCGGATTGGGCAAAAGTATCGAATTCTGGAATTAAGTTTGCAATTTTGAGAATTCATCAGAAATCCGGCACAGATGCATCATTCGAACACAACTACAAGGGCTGTAAATCCAATGGAATTCTTATTGGTGGATATAAGTACAGCTATGCTTTAACATCGGCACAAGCTATCGAGGAAGCTGAGAACGTAATTTCTGTTCTTGGTGGACGTGGACTTGACTTTCCAGTATTCTACGATCTGGAATGGGCACAGCAAAGAAGTCTCGGAAAACAGGCTATCGAGAATATTGCAGTAGCGTTTCTGACCAGAATCAAGAAAGCTGGTTATAAGGCCGGTATCTACTGTAATCTGGACTGGTATAATAACGTTCTGTCAGATGCTTTGAAGCAGTATGATTGTTGGATTGCTCGTTATCCAGCGGATGATAACGGCACTGTCCAAACACGACTGAAGCCATCGGTCGGTGTAGGCTGGCAGTATTCCAGCAAAGGAAAAGTTCCAGGAATCAGCGGAAATGTTGATATGGATGTGTTCTACAAGGACTACAGAGATTCTAACCAGAAAGGAGAAACTAAAATGGTAAAAATCAGTAACTGCGGACATGATGAAAGAGGAAGATATGCAGGTGGGAAAGCAGGAGATCAGACTGGTACAGAATATCAGATCATGAACTGGTACAGTAGACCGTGGCTCTGTGTCCTAAGATTCAATGACGCCAAAATCGCAACCATGATTGCAGACATGGCGACAAAAGCGGCACAGAACAATCTCATCGGATACGATCAGGGCACTGCCGGAAACAGCAATGACCGGTATTCGTTCTGGCGGCACTTAAAGGCAAGCAACTACGATCCGGCGCAGATCACGGTAGCTTGCGAATCTGATTGCAGCGCAAGTACAGCAGCTATCGTCAAGGGAGCTGGGTATCGCTTAAATAACGCAAGACTCAAAGCGGTCAGCATCTATCTGACGACACGAAACATGAGAGCTGCAATGAAGATTGCCGGTGCGAAAGTACTGACGGATAGAAAGTATCTGACATCCGGTGACTATTTAAAGGCAGGAGATATCCTCCTGAATGATAACCACCACGTGGCTATCGCTGTTACCACCGGCGCAAAAGCAAATACGCTTTCAGCGTCAACTATTCTGTCTAAAACTCCGAAGTGGGTGGGAAAGGTAACTGCAAATACACTTAATGTCCGCACATGGGCAGGAACAGAGTATGCACAGCTTAAAAGCTATCCTACACTTGCAAAAGGCAATTTAGTTGATGTATGCGATACCATTAAAGCCAAAGATGGAGCATCTTGGTACTATATCCGCATTGCCGGAAAATATTTTGGATTTGTTTCTGCAAAATACATCAAAAAAGCATAAATTTAAGCCCCTTGGAATTATTCTTTGGGGCTGTTTTTTTACATATTGTATCAAATTCGTGTTGCATTTCGTGTTGCATAGCTTTGAAAAATAATCATTCCCAATTTCATTCATCTCTTTTTCTCGATCAACCAGAACGTGCCGATATACATTTTTTAATGTGGTATCATCCTCCCAACCGCCGCGCTGCATAATATATACATCTGGAATTCCAAGAGTATGCAACTCAGATGCGCAATAATGACGCAAATCATGAAAACGGAAATGATGTATATGATTATCCTCTAAAACATCAGCGAATCTATTAGATATTTGCGCCGGATTCAAATTTGTTATTTTTCCATGTATACCTTTAAGTTTTTCTGCAACGAAATCCGGAAATGGAATAAAACGATCGCCAGCAAAAGATTTTGGTCTTTTGATAACCCAACCATGAGAATCATTCATAACCATAGCATATTCGACATGTACTATGTTCTGCTTGATATGATCAGAATTAAGCGCGCAGATTTCTGACCGCCTCATTGGACCGAATGCTGCCAGAAGAACAGGTATCTCTAATTCACTACCTACAGTACATTCAATTACCTTTTTGACTTCGGCAGATGTAGGTACATAGATTTTCGGTCTTACCTTTTTAGGTAAGGAAGTTCTTAAGATGAAATCCGAACGATAAGTCTTCAAGACAGTAGAAAGAAAGCCATGCATATTGTACACAGTTTTTGGCGAATGAGTAAGTGCTTCACGATTCATTTCAGCTTGAACATCCTCTTGAGTGATTTCCATTATATTTAATGACATAAGTTTAGCCATGTCTCTTTTGACAGATCGCTTATATTCTCTAATAGTTCCAGGGGATAAAACACCTGTTCTGCTTTCTATGTATTTATTACATGCCTCTTTTAATGTCATATCTTCTGGTGGAACATATCGCGCAGTCAATACTTCACTTTCTTTTTTTGCTGCCCATTCGGCAGCCATTTGCTCACAGATTCGCTTCCCTTTTTTGCTAGGATCTGAGCATGTAAAAGATTTATAAACCCTTTTCTTTTTGATGGTCCCGTCTGATAATGGGATTTCTTCGATGTGACTGAATACCTGACATCTCCATGAGCCAGATGGCAGTTTTTTTGCAGTTGCCATTTCTTTTCCTCCTTATTAACCGAACAAACTTTCTGACTTGTCCGAACACACCGAAGATGATACAATATGACTTGTCAGGCGATACGTTTCACTTCAGTATGCTTTGCGGAACGTAAAAATATTTTTCTTTTTTTTTTAAAAACCGGTTCTCATTGGTAGTGAGAGCCGGTTCTTTTTTATAAAAGTTCTGATTTTTTCTGGTCAAATTCTTCTTGAGTAATAATACCGCTATCTAAAAGCTCTTTGTAATCCTTCAGTAGTTCAACGGATGTTTTCTGATTTCGAACATTTTCAACAGCATCAGAGCTTTTGGAAATATTGAAGCTCTTTAACTGCATATCTATATTTGAACTACAGCGGAATCCAATAGTATTTATTTGATTGGTTTCGATATTCCGCATTTTCATAGATGCATAAGAATCCACTTCAATGTTATCACTTGTTGTGGTAGCAGTTCCAGTAGTAGTGGAATTATTCTTTCCTTTGGTTTTCTTTCCAGTTCCAACAGCTGCACCGACTATAGTTCCAACTCCCGGAGCAATAGCGGTTCCAACAACGGCTCCTGCTAAATGCCCTCTTCGTTTCGTTTTTTCTTTACTTTTCCCTTTAGTGTGAGATGTTGTAGTTGTCTTTTCTACTGTTCTGTATTCCGGCCCGTTCCATTCATAGTCGAAAAGTTCATATTTGGTTGGAGCATCTGACACTGTAACAGACCCATCTTTCCATTGCTTCAAATCAAATCTTGCGTGTTTGGAACCAAGCTCAAAATCCTCCTTACCGGATATAACTCTCAGATTCAATACTCGAACAGGTTTTTCTACAACCGCTGGCTGGGTTGCTACGGAATTATTTGATATTGCAGGTTTTTGAACCTTATTTTTAATAGACAGCAAAAGTGCAAAAATAAGATACAAAACAGCAATTCCAAATACCTCAAGTACAACAACGACCATAATATTGTCTGATGAAAGATCGTTTGAACTCATCAAGGCCACAATCATTAATACAATTAATGCGGTCCAAACGATCATCAACACATTTCGTATTTTTTTCATATTTCCCCCTTTTGACACGATTACTCAAAATTCTCGATATAATTCTTATATAGATTCCTTATTTTGGCAGCCTCCCTCTGCCTGATTGGAACAATATCCCCCGATATCATCTCAAAATGATCTGATGCATCTTTAATTTCGTCCATGTTGACGATATAACTTTGATGGCAACGGAGAAATCTTCCATCAAGATGCGGCTCTATATCTGACAGCTTTCCACGTGCTACATGAATAACGCCGCAAGTACAGTGGACGAGAATTGATTTATTTCGGCTTTCTATGTATTCGATATGCCGGAATTCTACCCGGTGGAAGTGGTCTCGGTTTTTGATAGTTAAGGCTTTCTCTCGGATATCTTCCAACGTGTGCGCTACGACAGAAAACATGCGTCCATGTTCAGAACCTTTGATGATGTAATGCACTGGTAAGACGTCTAATGCGTCAAATACATAGTTTTTATATGCTGTCCAGAAGGCAATGTTGCCATTATATCCATTTTTCCTGAGCTGCTTTGCGACATTTATGCCATTCTCATTATTTAGGACCACATCCAGCACGACTATATCGTACCATTGACCGTCTGCTATATCATCAATCAGCGGCTTCCCACTACTATAAGTGTTTAGCGTGTAGCTCTTGTCTCCACACTTTTTCAAAAACTCATCAACATGAGCCTTAAAAAAATCAATCTGCAAAGGATTATCGTCACAAATCGCAATTTTCATTCAAATCATTCCCTTATGGGCGTTGTTTTCGCCATTTGCAAAAAAAAGTGTTTAAATATGTTATTTTTATTATAACATCGTTAAATTTAGTTGTAAATAGACATTTTTAGGTGATTTGTAAAATGAAAATAATCAAAAATATACTAATTATAATAGGAGCTGTGCTTTTGCTTAATTACATTGTTTGTTTACCAATGTGCGTAGACGATTATATCCGCGAAGAGTCAGAAGTGTATTCTGTCCAAAATGCGTACAGATCTTCTACCCTACATAAGAATAGCGCCCATAAAATAAAGCAGAGCATGCCGCCGTTTTTATTCGCCCTGCCACTAAACAGAAAAGACTATATCTTTGATGTTACGAATAATTTCTATGCAATCATAAACATATCGGTGTATATCTGGCAGTTTCCAAGGGCAAACATTAGTGATATAATAGCAAAAAATGAACGAATGTTCGGTTATATTTCCCACAAACCGCACATATACTGTAATGTAGGTGGTAATTGCAATAGGGAGGGTTATTTATGGATTTGTAAGAAGATTATACAAGGAAGAAAAAGAGCAGGGGAGTTAACCCCTGCTTCTTTTATTTCATGAACCGTTCCATAAAATCCCAGAATAGTTTTTTGTCTTCTGGTGTAAGCTGATAGTATTTTGTTATGGCATCTCTGGCTTTTTTATCATGGACGGCAATGGCGGCGCAAAGATCACTAAAGTCAATATCAATGTCCTTTTCTTTTTTTCCTTTACCAGTTCTTAACCATTCTTCATTCAGAGAAAATTCATTACAAATATCTCTTATAGTCCTGTCGGACATATTTTTATTTCCATTTTCAAACTGATTAATGAAATTTCTTGAAAGATTTAACCTTTCTGCAAAAGCTTCTTGACTTAAATGATGTTCTTTGCGGATTCCAATAATCCTATCTCTCATCGATATCCTCCTTTCTGTTATTATAATACATCAAAAAGGTTTACAAGTCAACATTTTTATATTGACAAAAGATAACTCGTGTGCTATATTGTGTTTACAAGGAAACAAGGAGGTGAGAAATTGAAAAAAGTAGACTGGCCGATAGTAGCAATCGTACTCAGCATACTTTCCATTTTAATAAATCTTTGTTTTAGTGGACGAGATTTATTAAGAAATTTACGTTGGATATTATCTTGTCTAGGTTGGTAAGTATTGAAACAATGACAGATATTACAGAAATAATTGTTGCGACATTAGCTTTCTTCTTAGCTTTAATCGAATCAGCAACAGCAGAATCAGCTATTTGTTTTGCACTGTTAGCAATATCTTTTAATGTTTCGTATTTTTCCTCATCTGCCATCTGTTTATATACGCTATACGGCAATGGCGGATTGGTTGCCATCATTGGCATTTTAAAATCCATTTTTATCACCTCCCGTCTACTGGGAGTATATCACAAGAAAGGAGTGAGCGCATGACTACATTAGAAAGAACTGATATTGAAGATGGAAAACGTATTGTTGATATCTTTACAACTTTATCAGAAGAAAACAAGAATATGGCAATCGTTTATCTTTCCGCATTGAGAGATAAGGAGATTGCGGATTCTTATAAGGCACAGAAAGAAAGTTCATAAGTTTCTTGAGCCAAGATTACTGGAATAGAAAGGAGCAAATTTTATGAGTAAAAAGAAGAAAAAGGAAAAGGCTTCTAAGATGGTGCGAACATCAAAGAAACCTATTTCCTTAACATGTTTGATTAATAAGAAACCTATTTGTCAGATGGATATTTTTCGTTGAATGCTTCTAATGCGGATTCATAAGCATTTATGTATTCTTCGAAATAATCGACGGTTACATGAGTTTTGCCAGCATCAACTTGAGATTGACGTTTTAAATGGCAAACATCAGTGCAAATTACAATGGCTAAATCATGTGCGCGTTTTTCATTATCCGTCATTATTACACCTCCTTTCCAAAGGAGAGTATAACACAAAATCCAAAAAACGAAACAAAGAAACTGTGCATTCACAGTAATTAAGGAGGATAAAGAAAATGAAAAAATTTGAATTAACATCAGAAACCAAAATTAACATTTTCGGAAAGAAACTTTTCCGAATCAAAGCACTCATTTCATTTGGGGATGTAGAAGCCGGAGAAACTGGCGGATGGGTAGAAAAAGAAGGAAATGTAAACCAGTCCGGCGATGCATGGGTGTTCGGCAATGCAGAGGTGTACGGCGATGCAAGGGTGTTCGGCGATGCAAGGGTGTCCGGCGATGCAAGGGTGTTCGGCAATGCATGGGTGTTCGGCAATGCAGAGGTGTCCGGCAATGCAGAGGTGTCCGGCGATGCAAGGGTGTTCGGCGATGCAGAGGTGTACGGCGATGCAAGGGTGTTCGGCGATGCAAGGGTGTTCGGCGATGCAGAGGTGTACGGCGATGCAGATTACACAACTATTCATGGATTTGGTACTCAATTCCGTACCACTACGTTTTTTAGATGCAAAGATAAAAAGGTCAGAGTTGCATGCGGATGCTTCTTTGGGACTATTCCGGAATTCCGTGAACAGGTTAAAAATACCAGAAAAGGGAAAATTGCAGAAGAGTATCTGATGATTGCTGACCTTATGGAAAAACATTTTGAAAAATAAAGTGCTCCGAAGGAGAGCTGAAACCTCTCGCCTCGGAGCTGTAAACCACTAATCACGCTAGCGGATTACGGGATAATCATATCATTTCTTCCTGTATTTCGCAAGAGAACAGGAGGATTTTTTATGAAGAAAACCGAGGATAAAAAAGTGACAAATTTTGAAGAGTTCGAAACTTTCTATGCAGTTGAAGTTGTAAGAGAGGCAAAAAAGCAGACTCACAAATGGTTCTGCGCATGGATTGTAACCATGATTGCATTAATTTTTTCAAACGCTGCATGGATGTTTATTAAGTAAGAAAGGAGGAAAGACTGTGGCAATTAGATATACCACAGAACAAAAGAAATACATCCTTTTGAAAGGCAATATTGCAAAAAGGATGGAGGCCGAGCGAGTAAGTGATGCACAGATGGCAGCAATTACCGGAATGGCAGAAAACACTTTCCGTAAAAAGCGAAATAAGCCAGAAACATTCACGTATCCGGAACTGCGGCATATTTTTATTCGATTGAACTTCCCTAACGAGGAAATATTGGAGGCTTTGACATGAAAGATTGGATAGACTCCATTCTGATTGGAGGGATAGCAACGTATCTTCCGTTCTGGACCTGGGACAACAGCCGTGACCAGATCATGGGAGCGTTGGGACTGATCGGAGCTGTGTACATAGCAAGGACGTGGAAAGAATGGACATGCTAGACATGCCAACTAAAAAAGGATCCTCAGAGCTGCAACTCAAATAAGGATCCAAGACAATATATCTCTTCTTCATTGTAGAAGGAAAGAAACCAAAAGTCAATACAAGGAGGAAATTATGAACGAAGAGAAAATCAGAGAAATATTTGATTTGTGTCTGAGAGTTTCAAGTGAAACAACGGCGCATGTGAATTTTGACTATACGGCGTGTGACGACATATCCAGAGTTTATATTTATGTATTTAATGATGCAGGGGAGATCGTAAAGCATTTTTCAGTGTGCCAGTTTTACGAATTTCCGTCTGAAGCTGGAAGTTTTGAGGGTGCGAAGAAATGTCTTCTGGAACTGCTTATTAATGGGAGGTGTCCGTTAAATGAATCTTGAAGAATTAAGACTTCTCCCGAAGTGGGATATGGTCCTTGCAGTAAATATCTTGCTAGAGGAACTGAACAGACGAAATGCCCCTATTGTTGACTGGGAGAATTCAGATATGTTTATCGACCATCTTGAGTATCACGCCGCTGATTCCATTCAGAACGGCAAGACAGTTCCGGGCATGGGAGATAAGTCAGACGCGATCTATTGTTTTTTTAAGCAGTTAAAGGAGCCGGTCTATGAACGAGAGGATACAGGAAGTACTGAGACTGATTGATGTTCAGCTTGCACTTGCTCCAGACAATCCAATAGAGGAGCAGTATAAGGCGAGAACGTTGTCAAGTTATGTGCAGACTTTAAATGGGCTTTTGACAGCTCAGAAATCATATAAGGAGGAGAGTATCAGTGAGTGAATTTGAAATCCGTATTCCGGCAAGGAAGAAGCAGCCTGCAACCGATAAGGATAACCCAGTTGTGAAAGTATCAGCAGTTGCATACAACGCACTGGTCGAAATCTATAACGAATCAACCTTATCCATGAAGGATATCGCAAGTTTGCTGATTATTGAAGGCAGTAAACATGTGGTTTATGACAAGGAGGAATAACAATGGCAACACCAGTATTGTGTTATCCGAATTATACGATTGACGAATTTGGAAATGTCTTTAGCATAAGAAAAAATCGTTATTTGAAGCACAATATATCAAAGACAGGCTATCATTCAGTAGAACTATTTAATGAAAAAGGTTCTAAAAGACTTTTGGTTCATAGGTTGGTGGCAGAGACATTTTTACCGAATATCAATAATTTCCCACAGGTTAACCATATAGACGAAAATAAGGATAATAATTGTTTGGATAATTTGGAATGGTGCTCTGCAAAATACAACATGAATTATGGAAATGGTGCTAAAAACCGACATTCTAGTATTGATTATTCCAAACCATGTTACAAGGAAAATGCAATAAAGAATGGAAAGAAAGCAAACGTTCCTGTATTGCAAATTGATAGATTTGGAAAAGTAATTAACAAATTTGAATCTATAAGAGAAGCAACAAGACATTTGGGATTGAAAAATTCACATATATGTGATTGTTGCAAAGGAAAAAGAAAAACAGCAAATGGATATATATGGAAATATGATAGGAGGGATGACTTATCGCAACACCTGTATTAATTATAGGAAAATCTGGATCCGGCAAGAGTACCAGTCTTAGAAACTGCCAGAATGAACACTGGAATCTTATTAGAGTATTAAATAAACCACTTCCGTTTAAAGGCAAGATTGACGGATGGTTTACAGATGATTACCAGCAGGTAATGAAGTGCCTGATCGCATCAAAAGCGGAGTCAATCGTAATTGATGATGCAGGATATCTTATCACAAACCACTTTATGCGTGGACATGCTTCTGCCGGAAAAGGCAATGCGGTATTCGCTCTGTACAATGATATTGGAGACTATTTTTGGAATCTTATCCAGTTTATTGTCACGAAAGTACCTCAGGACAAGATTGTGTACATGATGATGCACGAAGAAAAGGACGATTCCGGAGATGTGAAGCCGAAGACTATCGGCAAGTTACTTGATGAAAAGATTTGCTTAGAAGGTCTTTTTACAATCGTTCTTCGTTGCATCGAAGAGAGCGGCAAGCACTTATTTGTCACTCAGTCCAGTCAGGGAGCAGTAAGCAAGTCTCCGATCGGGATGTTTGACAGTTTGACTATTGATAATGACCTTGCAGAAGTGGACAAGGTTATCAGAGACTACTACGAATTAGGAGGAACAGACAATGCAGAAACCAAATAATTACGAAAACACACAGGCATCTGGAGAATTTACACCTATCGAATTAGGTGGTCATATCCTTGAAATTAAGGAAGTTCTTGAAACGCAGAGCAGATCAGGAAAACCAATGTTGAAAGTATCTTTTGATTTTGCTCAGAATGATTCTCAGGCAGGATATTTTGTGGAATCATTTAGAAATGATATCAGACCAGACAAAAGATGGCCGTCAGCAGGAACAACGTATATCATGACAGAAGATCAGGACGGAAACTGTTCAAAGCAGTTTAAAACATTCACGACTTCCGTTGAAAAATCTAACCCTGGCTTTTCTGTAATCTGGGGTGATAATTTTGGACAGTGCTTTAAAGGAAAGGCTGTTGGCGGAGTGTTTGGGATTGTAGAAGAAGAATACAACGGAAGTACACACAAAAATCATAAACTCAGATGGTTCAGAAGTGTGGATGGTGTGAAAGATGCAGCTATTCCGGAAGAAAAATTGCTTCCTACTTCTTCAAATCAGAGTTCTATGCATGAGCCTGGTTCAGACGGATTTATGAATATTCCAGACGGAATCGATGAAGAATTACCATTTAACTAAGAGGGTGATTTAAATGGATATACAGATTGATTCCAGAGAAAAAGCCAAGGCAATACAAAAAATCAAAAAATCATTTGATCAGGGCGGAGTCAATTATTTTTTCAGCAAGCTCATGGTGGGGGATTATATGAATTTGGATAATCCCCGCCTGATAATTGACAGAAAGCAGAATTTGCAGGAATTGTATGGAAATGTCTGCCATCAGCATGAAAGGTTCAAGAAAGAACTTATAAAAGCTATGCAGACACATATTCAGCTTGTAATTCTGGTAGAACACGGATCAGATGTGAAGTGTCTTGAAGATGTATATTTCTTCTATCAGCCGGAGATGGAACGCTTTCGGTATGTAACGCGAACAATTGACGGAAAACAAATCAAAACAAGAGAAAAATACATACAGAAAGAAATTAAAGGAACTTCTTTGTTTCGATCTTTATGCACAATTAGAGACCGGTATAATGTACAGTTTGAATTCTGCAATAAAAAGGACACCGGAAAACGGATAATGGAGATTCTTTCAGATGGACAAAGAAACAATTAAGCAGCAGAACAGCATGAGAGATGTTCTGAGTAGATACGGCATGGTTCCGAACAGAGCAGGATTTATACAGTGCCCCTTTCACAGCGGTGACCGTACTGCATCCATGAAAATCTACAAAGACAGCTATTATTGTTTCGGCTGTGGTGCGACTGGTGACATATTTACATTCGTTCAGAACATGGATAATTGCGATTTTAAGACAGCTTTCACCATACTTGGAGGAACTTACCAGAAACCAGATTTCTCTTCCAGAATGGCGATATATCACCATCAGAAGCAGATGGAAATGCGGCAGAAGGAAGAACAGAAGAAAAATGTTGAATTGCAGGAATGCTTGTCGGATATAGATTTCTACAGAGCTATCCTTGACAGGGTGAAACCATTATCTGACGGATGGTGCGAAGCGTGGAACAGGTTGCAACTTGCACTATATCACCATGGATTTATTACAGGACTGGAAGAAGGTGATTGAAAGTGGAAATGATAAACAAGCTCACGAAGGATTCTATTCTGGACGAAGAAGTGTTTGACGAGATATTCAGTCAGGAAGACGAGATATACAAGGCACGTCTTACGCTGACTCTTCTGGACAGAGCTAAGGAGCTTGGCGTGAAGAAAAAATTTGAGGATTTGCTTAAAGCCTACACGAAAGTACAGAAGCAGATGATCGAAAAAGAGAAGAACAATAGAACAGTGTCTATGCTAGACCAGTGGACTAATTTCTCTGATTGCGAATATGACAGGATGAAATGTCTTAACTGGATAGCGGACGATGATGGAATTAGAATTTCAAACACAAATCCAGGATCACCGGACATTATAGCCTGTTATCATCCTATACTTCCAATAGAGCGAATGAAGAATCTGGAGACTGGAGAAGAACAGATAAAGCTAATCTACAAGAGAAATAATAAATGGTCCGAGGTTATTGTGCCGAAAACCATGGTTGCATCATCTACTAAAATCGTTGGCTTATCCGCGCTTGGGATTTCAGTGACATCTGAGAATGCGAAGTTTCTTGTGCGGTATCTGTCAGATGTTGAGAATGCAAATGACGATTATATCAATATTCAGTATTCATCAAGCAAAATCGGATGGATCAGGGACTATTTTCTTCCCTACGACAAGGATATTGTGTTTGATGGAGATATGAGATTCCGACAACTGTATGAAAGTATCAGTGTAGGCGGCAGCAGAACAGAGTGGTATGAGCACGTGAAGAAGGTTCGCGCCACTGGAAGAATTGAACCTAAAATCATGTTAGCTGCAAGCTTCGCCAGTATTCTGATTAAACTTGTCGGTGCCCTTCCATTTTTTGTAGACCTCTGGGGAGAAACTGAGGGCGGTAAGACCGTGACGCTTATGTTAGGGGCTTCCGTCTGGGCAAATCCAGGTGAATCTAGGTATATAGGAGACTTCAAGACAACAGATGTGGCGCTGGAAGCAAAGTCTGATATGCTTAACAATCTTCCGCTAATTCTGGATGATACTTCCAAGGTATCTGCAAAGATTAGGGATAACTTCGAGGGCATAGTGTACGACCTGTGTTCCGGCAAAGGAAAGAGTCGTTCTAACAAGGAGCTGGGTGTCAATCGGGAGAACCGGTGGCAGAACTGTATTCTAACCAATGGTGAACGTCCGCTTGCCGGATATGTCAGCCAAGGCGGGGCTATTAACCGAATTATCGAGGTCGAGTGTTCTGAAAAGATTTTTGATGATCCACAGCTTACCGCAGATACCCTTAAAAAGAACTACGGATATGCAGGAATCGATTTTGTGGACGCAGTCAAGGAAATGTCCATTGATGATATAAAAGCCCTGCAAAAGCACTATCAGGGGCTTATACAGGACGATGACAAGATGCAGAAGCAGAGCATATCTATGAGTATTATTTTGGCAGCAGATAAGATTGCAACAGATCAGCTATTCCATGATGACCAGTACATTGACATTGAGACAGCAAAGAGCCTCCTGACAGAGAAAGAAATGGTGTCTGAAAACGAACGTGCTTACTGGTTTGTGGTTGATAAGATTGCCATGAACGGAATTAAATTCGATGATAACCCAGATATTAAGACAGAAAGATGGGGAGCTATTGACAATGATCCGGTAGAGAAGACGTCAACCGCAATAATCTATAGCGCAGCGTTTGATGATCTGTGCAAAATTGGAAAATTCTCCAGAAAGGCATTCTTGTCATGGGCTGTCAAGAAGGGGCTTGTGGAAACCGACAGCAGAGGTTATCCGACCAAAGCGAAAAAGCTGGACGGAATCGTCACCAAATGTGTGTTCTTGAAAATTGTAGATGAAATTCCAAAAGGATTCGTGAATTGTAATGATGATTTTGAGATTACGGACGATATTGTGTTTGATTAATAAACAATTCGTTCAAAAGGTAACCGGGTAACCTAGGTAACCTTTGATTCTGCATATATATATTTGAGTATTTATATACACATATTGAGTATAAAAGTTTCCCTATATGAGGAAGTCAGGGTTACTCGGTTACTCGGTTACCATGCAGTAAAATCAATGGTTTGCGGATTTTTGAACGGTTACGTTTCGGTTACTATCGGTTACTCATAAAGAAGGTGAATAATGAAAGTAGAAGCTAAAGATATTCCGATCATGCACAAGTTCATGCCAGAGTTTTGGAATGCAATAAAAGAATTTTACAATGTGAAAAATGATGATGAATATTTTGGTGCATTACATAAAAAAATCGAGGATTTATATGAAATCTATCCAGACAGTTTGGCAAGATATCTGTCTTTGGCCTTTTACAAATGGGCTGCGGATGTGTCAAATGGAAAATGCAAGGTATGAATGAGGTGATAGAAATGCCATATAACACAGCAAGAAAGTATTATGAAGGTATCCAGACAAGGAAAGACGTGTATCTGTACATCATAAGATACTTGAAAGAACATGATTATCCGCCAAGTATTCCAGACATTGCAGCAGGGCTGAGCATATCCAATCATACTGTACAGAACCACTTTGGAGAGCTACTGGAATGTGGATTGCTTGAGACGGACAACCCCGGCACACCACGAGCGTACCGAGTGACAGGATACAAGTTCAGAAAGGCGAAAGAAAAATGAGTAGCAAATTAAAAGTCAAGAAAAAGACCAGATTCCCTGTTCAGACCCCTAACCGGGCAGCTCAGGCATTCGGGCGGGCTATGCAGAACTGCCAGAGCCAGCTTAAAGACATAGAACAGAAAGCCTATGAAGATGGTTTTACCGTTGGCGAAGATTGGAGCAATACGATCAATACCGTTACAACTATGATGGCTCTGAGGCGTTTATATGGCTTTTCCACGAAGCGATTGCTTGATGTGGTAAGAACTGCCAATGGGTATGTTGAAATGGCAAACAGGGGCGAAATGAGCGTTCTGAGCATGATACAGGACATCGAAGAGAACACAGATGTAAGATTTGACGAGATGAATAAGAATCTGGTTAAGAAAATGGGAGTTTGACAAGGAGCTGAATTAAATGAATAGAATTCGTACTCTGAGGGAAGCGAGCAGTATGTATCAAAAAGAATTGGCGAGCGCAATAGGAGTGCCACAGTCTTTGGTGAGTTATTGGGAAAGAGAAAAGAGAACTCCATCAGTGGTTAACGGGCAAAAGCTCGCTGATTTTTTTGGAGTGGAAATAAAAGATATATTCGTAGAAAAGACTGCACAATAGCGTGCCAGTTGCTTACATGGGCGAAAGGAGAACGAGAATGAAGCAGAAAACACCGGAACAGGAATTAGAGTTGTTAAGAGAAGGCCTATTACATGAGCGCGCTATCTGGGAGCACATCAATGAAAATGGCTGTAATGATCCATTTTGGGCGGATGGATGCAATATGAATCTAACCAGAAATCATATTTTTTCATACAGAAATGAGATTGCAAATTGTTGCGAGGAACATAATCTTCCACTTCCAGAAGAATATTTTCTAAAAGTACCGCCAGAAGTTGACGATAATTATATGGCAAACTTTAACCAGAAAGTCCGTGTAGATAGATTGAAACAGCAGGGTGATACATTAAGCCGGAAGAAAAAGAAGTTTATTGATGATGGACAGATGGAGTTTTGTTGATTAACCATGTAGTTGCTTACATGGGGAAAGGGAATAAGAAAAATGAGAGATAAAGAACGCATTTTGATGATTATTATTTCAAGGATCATACCGGGACTGACTTCTTGTACGGCAAAGAAAGAAGATTATATTCGACCGTTTATATTTAACACGCATGAATTAAAAGCCGGTGATCTAGTTATGGCGAATACTACTATTTTCCCGAATGAATTTATGGTCGGTTTCGTGCATGAGGTAAAAAGTGATTGCGTCGTTATCCGGGAAATAGGCTCTAAAAAGTTGTGCAATTATTATAACGAAACTTTTTCGGTCATTAACAAGGAAAAACTGTGGTACGAAATTCTTGAAGGTGTGCAGTATAAAACGTATCAGAAAGTTTTGAAGGCATTTTCAAAATACACAAGCTATTCAACCAGATTTCGAAGTATAGAATTTTTTGGTAATACTTGCACGGTAACAAGCAGGATAATGTTCAAGAACGACAAAAACGGCGAAATTTCTTTCGAGTACAACCAGAAGACGAAAATTTCCGATATAGGTAAATTGTTGGAAAAAGCCGGGTTATAATACGAAAACGGGGAAAGTGAGGGTAGAAATGAAAAAAAATAATTACACTTCATTCTTCAAAACGAAACCAAAGAAAGTAGAGAGATACATTCGTTGTAGGAAATGTGGCGGAAGCATGGAATGGGTTGAATACTATCCGCCGGAAATCAAATGCCCGAAGTGCGGATATACTGTATATCCAAAACCTTATGAACCAGATTGTATCAAACTGCCAGAAACATTGGAAGAATATTTTGAATTATACGAGAAAGCGAGGACACAAAATGCTAATCAGAAGTCAGGATAAAAGAATGATTGTAAATTTCGACAATATTTGCACAGTATCAGCGTTTCCTGAAAAGGATAGTGAGGATATCTATGTCGAAGATGGCACAGGCTCACTCATGGTCGGAAGATATTCCGCAAAAGAAAAAGCCATGAAGGTACTGGATATGATTCAGGAAGCCTATGTAAATGGACATATTGATTATCAGATACCAGCAGATAGCGAGGTGGTTGTATGAAAAGATCTGAAACAACAAAATTTCTTAGCCAATTGCTGGAAAAAAGCTGTTTTTCTGGACCAGGTAAATACTGGGCTAGAGAAGTAAGCTTTGATTATGACTACGCAGCAGGAAAGCCAAGAAGAGTAGATTACATGCAGTTTATTCCAGAAAATCAGTGCTCTATCTCAGCAATCGAAAAAGGAATATTTACATGCTATGAAATCAAAAGCTGTAAAGAGGATATTTACAGCGGAAATGGATTAAATTTTATTGGAGAAAAAAATTACCTTGTAACAACAATGGAGTGCTACAAAGAGATTTTACCTGATTTAAAAAATGGAAAATTTGCCCAACATATACGTGAGAATTTTCCGGAATGTTACGCGGAAATAGGTAACATGGGAGTAATGGTTGCAGTTCCGTATCAGAGAGAGGTTGACGAAGAATTCGAAAACCCAACACCACTAGATGGAGATGTGGAAAAATGGAAATTTTCGGTTGCTATAAAGTGTGAACACAATGGATCAAGAAAAAGATCCATGACAGAACTGCTGTTTTGCATGGTAAGAAGCGGACATTGAGAAAGGATGAGATAATATGAGCCATATCGAAGACAGATTAATTCAACTGAAGAATGAGGTGGAAAACGCAGGGAACGGAGCTTATTTCTCGAAAAATAATATCTCAAAAATTGTAGAATTACTTCTTGCTGACCTAGAACATGACGAGAAAGAAAATGGCTGGATTCCGGTCAGCGAGAGATTGCCGGAAGAACACGATTCCATATTTGCAAAGTTTAAAGGAACGGATAACTGGAAAAGAGGAATGTTCGAAAAAACATCTAAATATGTGATTGCTACAGTTGTATTCGATGATGGGACAGTGTTAGTAGAGCAGGCACATACTACTGATGGAATTTGGAGAACGGATAAAAAAGTTTTAGGCGGAACAGTAGTTGCATGGATGGACTATCCAAAACCATATAGGGAGGACAGAGTATGATTACATTCTTATTAGGATTCACCCTTGGAATCATAGTCGGAGTGGTTGGTCTTGTATGTACAGCGATCATGTACGACAAACACCACCCAGACAAATAGAAAGGAGAACGGTATGCTGACAAGGAATAAAAAGCTGAAAGACTACGGTATTCCGGCAGAGGACATAGAAAAACTGAATACGATGCTGAAAGACTTCCCGGCAGAGTACGAATACCTGCTTTCCAGTGCTGCCTTGTCAGCTTGCCCGAAAAACACGGTGATAGCGGATATGGTTATCGAAAATATCTTACACCGGAAAAGTTACAGGAAAATCAGCAAAGAAAGATATATCCCGATGAATCCGAAAGACTTCTACGGATACAGGCGCAAGACCGTCGCTGTACTGTATGAGAGGATGCGGTTGTTTGGAGTGTGGGAGGATGAAAGATGGGCAGATTAATTGATGCAGATAAATTGAAACATGCGATACATTGTGCATATTCTGATGATTTAGAGATCCTTGAAAAGATTGACGAGCAGCCAACAGCTTTTGATGCGGAAAAAGTTACGGAATCGCTTATGGACAGATTTCGTGTTGTTTCCAATGATGAGGACTTGGAATGGAATAGAGCTATAGACTATGCTGTTAAAATCGTGGAAGGCGGTGGAGCTGAATGAGCAATGTATCAGTTGGGACATTATGGAAGCTAAAAGATAGCATGGTCGGAAGAAGATATAAACACTTCAAAGGAAGAATCTATATTGTCACCGATATCGCAGTACATACAGAATCTGATGAAATCATGGTGATCTACAAGTGCTTTGCATACCCATTTGTAACATGGTGCAGACCGTTGACTATGTTTACGAGTGATGTGGACAGAAAGAAATATCCAAATGTAAAGCAGAAAAGAAGATTTGAACCACTTTCTAAGATACAGGAGGAATCAGATGAATAAAGGCAAAGACATTTCAACCATGTTTACAAAAGAAGAAAATAGAAAGAATGGAAGGCTCGGATACGCAGATGCTACCAGAGAGAAGGAAGATATTATCAATCCTGCACAGTATGGAGCATTCTTATAGAAAAGAGGAAAGAGAAAAATGAGAAAATCAGCATTAGTGACGGATACACCGAAAAACTGTTACGATTGCCCGTTCGGAACTGAATACTGCGGCGATTCTGAATATGAGGGGTGTTGTGAGTTAGCTGAGTGCTTAGACAGTGACATGAGGCTTATAACAGAAGAGCATTATGATTACGAAAGTGAATCAAGACCAGATTGGTGTCCATTGAAGCCACTGCCGGAGAAAAGTACTACCGAGAATGATATGACGGATTATCAGCGCGGGATGGTCGATGGTCGAAATCAGTGCATTGATGAGATTGTATGAGAGGTAGAGCAGATGAGCAAGAAAGTAAAGTGTTGTGAATGCGATCGATTTTTTTAAAGATGAAATTTTAAAACTTGAAAACATGATCAAGGAATATGAAAAAGAAAATTTTGTGGAAGTAGACGAATCATGGAAAGCTCATTTTATGAGAAGATTTCAAGAGGTGAAGTAGATGGAGAGATTAACAGATTACTCAGACGATGAATGCACATATATCATTGGCGTTGGGAATAAAACTTGCGAAGAATTTTGTAAATACGTAGTAGATGGATGCAGGAATTGCTATATCCAACAAGTGTTTAAAAAACTTGCCGACTACGAGGACTTAGAAGAACAGGGCTTGCTTGTGAGATTGCCGGTTAAAATCGGTGATGATATTTATAAGATTCCGAGCAAAGCGAATTATGATTTAAATGTTCTGAATGGATATAAAGCAAATAACAGAGTGTATCATCAAAAAGCTTACAGCATTGTATTTTCACAAAGTGGTTGGTTCGTACAGTGTGATAAAGACAGTATTCATGCCCCGAACGTTATTTGTGTTGACGTAGAATACGGGAAAACATGGTTCCTCACCCGTGAAGAAGCTGAGAAGAAGTTGGAGGAGATTCAAAATGACAAGACCTGAGATTACAGCAAAACTATCAGCAATGATCGAAAAGAAAATCAATCCTCACAATGATCCACGTATGATCTTACATGCATCAAAAAAGCAAAGCGAAGAAATCGGACAAGGCCTGTATCTGAAATACTCTTGATGATGTTCCGGTCTGCGAATAGGGATTATAGAAAAGCAGTAAAACAGTTGGAGGAAATGAAGAATGAATAACAACCCTACACCAGAAACAACCCCACAGCTCGCTATATCAGCATTCACAGTACTACATCAATATTGCAGCTCAATCAGTCCACATGACTGCATCAGATGTGCATTTTACGAACATTGCCCGGAATGTTTCATGGGGTGTCCGGGAGATCAGGGCGAGACGATCAGAAAATTACAAAGCAATGAATAAAATTAGAGAGTCGGTATTTACCGGCTCTTTTTTTAGTGCAAAATTCCTCAAACATGTACCACAACTTTTCTGCCAACCTATGATATAATATACTCAGAAGTAGTATTATGGGATTTTATAGCCAGAAATGAGGTGATAATATGGCAAACTTAAAAGCAGTTACAAGAAAACTTCAAAAAGCTATATTGTCCACCGGATTAGTCATAAAAATCGGAACATCGCAATTTTACAGTCATGAGCAGGAGCGATTGATAACAGTAACAATTATATCAACACCTACACTTCACCTCACAAAAAGGGGCAAATGGAAGGATTGTGATTATGAAATATTACGAACTGCATCCCAGTATGATGTGGTCATGTGCCTAAAAGAAATATGGGAGGCAGTCAGAAAATGAGGATAGACAGAGGTGATTAGATGGACTTAACGCCTAAACAGAAAGCGTTTGCAGATGAATATATAAAAAATGGCGGAAATGCATCTGACGCCGCGAGAAAAGCTGGGTATAAGAAAGCCCCGGAACAAGGATGCGAGAACTTAAAGAAACATCATATTTCTGCATATATAGCCGAAAAACAGTCTCTCATTGAAAAGCAAAAAGGTACCGACATTATGTCTCTGGCAGAAATCCAGCAACGCCGTTCCATGATTGCAAGGGGCGAGTTGACTGATTCATTCGGATTTGTTCCGGACTTCTCCGATCAGCTGAAATCTATGAATGATCTGGAAAAGGCATTAAAAATTAAGCAGGAACATGAAGAAAAAAAAGCGGCGGAAGAAGCTGCCAGAAATGCAAAAGAGTATCACATGGATCTGTATAATATTCCTGATTGCTTTCACCGAACTATTAGAGATATTCGAGATAAGGAACATCTGGAGTATGTATTTAAAGGCGGACGTGGCTCCACGAAATCAACCACTGTTGGAATGACTATAGTAGAGTTGATGAAGAACAATCATGACATCCATGCTGTGGTTTGCCGTAAGGTCGGGAACACCATTAAGGATTCTGTATACAACAAAATCAAATGGGCCATTGGAAAACAGGAATTTACAGAAGAATTTGATTCTAAGTTATCACCTATGGAGATTACACTGAAATCAACCGGACAAAAGATATATTTCCGTGGTGCTGATGACCCTGATAAGATTAAATCCATTAACCCTGAATTCGGATATATTGGTATTCTCTGGTTTGAGGAGTTGGACCAATTCGCGGGACCTGAGGAGATTCGTAAGATTGAACAGTCCGCCATCCGTGGTGGAAACCTTGCATGGATATTTAAAAGCTTCAATCCACCAAAAACAATGAATAACTGGGCTAATAAGTATGTTCTTGAACCGAAAGAAAACAGAATAGTTCATTCATCAACTTACTTGGACGTGCCAAAAAAATGGCTGGGGCAGCCATTCATTGACGAAGCAGAGCATCTGAAAGAAGTCAATCCAAACGCTTATGAGCATGAGTATATGGGAATTGCGAATGGAAATGGCGGAAACGTATTTGAATATCTGGAGATTAGAGATATTACAGACGAAGAGATCAGCCACATGGACAAAATATTTCAGGGGTGCGACTGGGGATTTTTTCCTGATTCGTATGCTTTTATTCGTTTGTATTACAATCATAACACTGAAAAGATATATTTCATCGATGAAATTTACGAAGACAAATGGAGCAATAGAGAATCAGCGGACGAGATTTTAAAAAGAAAATATAATGATTATACTATTACTTGCGATTCAGCCGAACCTAAATCAATCAATGATTATAGAGATTTTGGACTCCCAGCAGTGGGTGCAATAAAAGGACCTGGAAGTGTAGCATATTCTATGAAATGGCTTCAAACAAGAACTATTGTTATCGACCCTAAGAGAACGCCTAACGCTTATAAAGAGTTTTCTAATTATGAATACGAAAGAGATAAGGAAGGAAATATCATTAGTGGTTATCCAGACAAAGATAACCATTTGATTGATGCAAGTAGGTATGCAACAGAATCATTATGGAGAAGAAGGGGGAGCAGTGCATAATGTGTAAATTTTGTGACGAATTAGCTTCTTGGAAAGAATGCCATGATAATCCAGAACGCAAGAAGAACAAATATATATACGGCTGCATGTTGTACATGTACATGAAAGACCGAAAAGGAAGCATTACTTCCAGACCGTTTGACCTTAATTATTGTCCGATGTGCGGAAAGAAGATAGCAGCAGGTGACTAAATGGGACTTATAACAACGCTAAAAAGGTGGTTTAACATGATATTCAAAAAACAAGCCGAAGAGGACTTTAATATCCAGGCGGCAGAATTCCCGGAGATGGAATCACTGATTAACCGGTGCGCGAACATTTACAGGGGAGTACCGGAATGGCTAGATGATAAGAATAATATCAAGACGATTAATTTCGCGAAATCTGTCTGCTCAGAGACAGCACGACTCGCAACATTGGCAATTGGCATTCAGATCGATGGTTCCGCAAGGGCTACATGGCTACAGGAACAGATTGACAAAGTGTATTTCCAAATTCGCCACTGGGTAGAATATGGCTGTGCTTATGGAACGGTGTTCATCAAGCCAAACGGTGAGAGCCTTGACATATTTACTCCGGCAGACGTGATGATTGTAGATTATGATAATCAGGAAATTAAAGGGGTTATATTTAAAGATTCTTATACTGTCGGAAGAAAATACTATACACGGCTTGAATATCATCGTTTTGTTGAAACTACAATAGATGGCGTGACGACCTATCCGTACTGCGTTTCTAATAGAGCCTACGTGTCGAAATCTCCTCAGAGCATCGGCGATAAAATCGACCTTAAGCAGACTAAGTGGGCTGACCTCATGGCAGATACACCGCCGATTCTCAAAACGAATGGAGAGAAGCTGGACGGACCTCTATATGGAGTACTTCGGACACCACAAGCGAATAATGTGGATATCAGCACACCACTTGGATTACCGATTTTTGCCGAAGCTATCGAAGAACTGAAAGACCTTGACATTGCATATAGCAGAAATGCCGGAGAGATTTTTGATTCTCAGAAGATTGTTCTGGCAGATGATAGACTACTGATGCCGAGCGGCACGCCTGTATCAGTCATGTCACCACAGGGCATGGAGAACAGACGTAATGAGATGAACTTACCGCACTTTGTCAAGAATGTATTCGGACAGGACGAGAAAGAATTCTATCAGGAAATCAATCCGATTCTCAATACAGATACCCGTATAGCCGGCATAAATGCCCTTTTAAGCCAGTTAGGATATAAGATTGGATTCTCTAACGGGTACTTTGTTTTTAACGAATCTAGCGGCATTCAGACAGCCACAGGAGTAGAAGCGGAACAACAGAGGACAGTGCAGTTCGTCAAGGATGTAAGGGATAAGTTAGAGTCTTGCCTAGATGAAGTTATTTACGCATTGAACGTCTACGCTGATCTGTACGGACTTGCACCTGTCGGAGCTTATGAAGTCAATTATGATTTCGGCGATATCCTGTATGTGCGTGAAAACGACCGTGCAAGGTGGTGGCAGTACGTGACTACTGGCAAGGTTCCAGCATGGCTGTATTTCGTAAAGTTTGAAGGAATGACGGAAAATGATGCGAAAGCAATGGTCAAAGAAGCTCAGCCAAAAGAACCAACATTATTCGGAGAGGAGTAAAAAAGATGGCAGATAAACCAGTAACGAGAGAAGAAAAGTACCTCGCATATCTGACAGGCGATTATACAGGCGAAGTTCCAAAGCCGATCACGAGAAAAGAGAAGTACCTGTATAAACTCTGTGCAGACGGAATCGGAACCAGTAAAGAAGCTATAGCAGAAGCAGTCCAGACGTACCTGTCCGACAAGGGTGTTGGACTTAACATGGGCGCAGATGGCTATGTGAGTTTGAAAGCAACGGAGGGAAACAATAATGGATGATACATTTAAGGGAATAATCACAGCAGATGGAAAAAAAAGAGCGTTTGCAAGAGAAGGAATTACGCCAGAATACGTATCAGATAAAACCCTATCCGTAGACGGTGGCTTTGCTGATGCGAAAGCAACTGGTGACGTAGTTAAGTCACTAAAGGAATATTTAGGTGATATTGATTATATTGTATTTAAAGATAAAATAAATAAATTGACATTTAATTCTGAGGGTTCATCAAGCAATATAACTTTAAATGGTAATACAATAACATCAATAAATGCTACGAAGGAACAATACAAAGCCTTTATAAATACATCTCTGTTTGAAAAAGGTAAAAAATATATTGTTGTAATGAAATTCCAAAATGATAGTAACACCAATATAACAGCATATGCCAATGCTTTTTCATATGCGTTTCAGAAATCAATAGGAAAAACACAAGGTCTTGGAGTTGGAAAGTCTGAAACATCAGTAATGCCATATACTGCGCAATCAGATATTAGAGGATTTTCTATATATTCAGTTACTGAGAATGCATCATATACGGTTGATATTTATATTTATGATGTAACAGACAAAGATATCTCAAATATTGATTTTTCTGTTGGTGGAACAAAAATTAAAATTTTAAAATCTGATTTAGAAAAACCTTATTTGGGTAAAATATTATGCACCTATGGAGATAGCATTACTGCTCAACAGACATGGCAAGATTATGTTCAGCGAGAACTGGGATTTTCTAAATATTATAATCATGGTGTTGTAGGGAGACGTTTGATGGCAATGGCTACAGATGAATGTCTTGCCGAAATCACGGAAGATTTTGATATCATACTTGTTATGGGGGGGGCAAATGATTGGGCACAAGATAGAACAATAGGCACAGAAAATGATATTAACACAGATGACCAAACATTTACTGGAACATTCTATGGTGGACTAAATGCTCTGATGAAAAAATTAACAACAAAATACCCAACAAAAAGAATCGTTTTTATGACACAAACACCAACAAAAAATAGCAATGGTGAAAACTTCTTTTTGAAAAAAGGTAGTGCTGATGGGCTAAAAAATTCTAATGGTAACACAACTAGAGATTTTGCAAAAGCGACTTTAAATGCATGTGGGAATAATCATATTCCATGTATTGATTTAAATAGCTTGGTTGGTTGGAACGAAAACAATATTTCATCGTTTGTATTAAATGAAAATGATATGTTTTTTCATCCAACATCTATTGGTGGCAAAAGAATGGCAGAATGTATTTGTGGTTATCTTGAAACTATAAAATCTATCTAATCAACTAAAGAAGGCTTTAATTAACCATCAAAATGGACAAAACATGTACTACGACTTTTATCGAAAGAGGTGATATGCTATACTTAGTCCAGAATATTTACGGCAAATTACAGAGGGTAGTGAGCAAATCGCCGAAGAACTACATCAGTATATCATCTCTGAAATCGTGTCGAGAATGATGGCAAGAATCGGCAGAGGTGAGGACTATATTCTGACTAATGCCGATGCGTGGAGAATCAGAACGCTACAGGAATCTGGTGAACTGTTAGAGGACATTCTGGCGGAACTATCCAGGTATACCAAACGCGAACAGCAGGAGCTTATTGGAGCGTTTGAAGATGCCGGAATCACTGCTATCGATTATGATGATAAGATATACAAGGCGGCAGGATTAAGCCCTGTACCGCTCGAACAGTCGCCAGCTATGATAAGACTCATGGAGCGAAATATGCTTGCGACTATGGGAGAGTGGAAGAACTTCACAAGAACGACTGCAAGTGCCGCTCAGAGGCTCTATATCGAACAATGTGACCTTGCATATAATCATGTAATGTCTGGGGCAGTCGGGTATACACAAGCTATTAAAGAAGCAGTTAATAACGTTGTGAGTGATGGTGTTACTGTCACATATCCATCTGGCAGAAAAGATACGATTGAAACAGCAGTCGCGCGTTCTGTCAGAACTGGTGTGGCACAGGCTACCGGAGATATATCCCTAAAACGCATGGAAGAAATGAACTGGGATTTAGTTCTGGTCAGCGCGCACATGGGAGCCAGAACAGGTGACGGCGGTGAGAATCCGGGAAATCACGCATGGTGGCAAGGAAAGATATACTCTCGTTCTGGCAAGAGCAAGAAATTTCCACCGTTCTCATTGACCGGATACGGAACAGCAAGCGGACTGTCAGGAGTTAACTGTCGGCATAGTTTTGGAGCCAGTGATGGAGAATTTAATCCCTATGCAGAACTATCGGCACAGGATAAAGCTGACAAAGGCAAACAGTACGAAAAAGAACAACGGCAACGTACTTATGAGCGAAGAATCCGTAAGACGAAGAGAGAGGTTCTTGGAATGCAAACGGCGGTTGACAACTGCGAGGACGAACAGACGAGATTTGCACTCCAACAAGACCTTGACCGGAAGTCTTATCTTTTGCAGAAACAAAATGCTGCATACAAGGCTTACTGCAAGCAGAATGACCTAAGAGAGCTGCAAGACCGACTTATGATAGCGAAGTGGAACCGACAGAATGCCGCAAAAGCCAGAGGAGCGGCGAAACGGTATAAAACAGCAAATGGGATTGACTGATGGATAGATGGGAATATTACAATCCGAATCCTGCTGGGAATCGAGTCGGAGATTGTGCTGTCCGGGCAATATGCAAAGCAACTGGCTTCGACTGGGAAACGGTATTCGCCGGATTAATGATACAGGCATGTGCTCTGTCAGATATGCCGAGTGCAAATTATGTCTGGGGAGCGTATCTCTACAAGCATGGATACAGACGCAAACTGATTGAACAATCAGAGCGATATATCTATACAGTCAATGATTTTTGCACAGACCATCCGACAGGCACGTATATCCTCTGCATAGATGGTCATGTAGTGACGGCACGGGATGGAAAATATTACGATACATGGGATTCCGGAAATGAAGTCCCGGTATATTACTGGGAAAAGGAGTAGCTAAATGAGCATATCAGAATTTGTACAGATTTTCCTTTCTATCTGCGGAGGAGTGTCTATTGTCGGAGGGGCAGCGGCTGTAATCTTTAAGTGGATTACTCCGGCATTTCGACTCAACAAGCGAGTAGAGACACTGGAAGAACATGATAGACGAGATTATGAAAGTCTTCGGAGAATCGCAGAACGAGATTCATTAATTCTGGAAGTGTTGTCGACCATGCTGGATAGTCAGATTAGTGGGAATAATGTGGAAGAATTAAAAAAAACAAAACAGAAGCTTACAAATTATCTTGCGCAGAATCAACGTTAGCATTAATAAGGGGTATGCTCATGAAATTATATGTGTTCACAAAGAAAGATATAGACAGATTCTTGATAGAGTGTAATTTCACACCGGACGAAGAGAGATTGTTCCGGCTGAGATGCAAGGAATATACACTCGAATACTGTGCTGAACAGATGAATGTGAGTATATCCACAACGAAACGATTAAGCTGGAGGGTGAATAATAAAATAATCAAAGTGTGCTGATACTTTTTGAATACTAATTAGAGCCAGAAACGACCTGTTTCCGGTTCTTTTTTTATGTAAAAATATAATCAGAAAGGCGGTGTATAAGATGGCATTATATAACAATCCTTATCAATATAGTTTTGGCGTCCCTGGACAGATGAACCAGTTCCAGCAACAGCCTGTCCAGATTCCGGCTCAACCAGTGCAGCAACCACAGCAGAATAATAGCGGTATCCTGTGGGTATCCGGCGAAGTCGGCGCAAAATCCTATCTGGTAGCACCCGGGACAAGTGTTTTGCTGATGGACAGCGAAAGTGAAAAGTTCTACATAAAATCCACAGATGTATCCGGTATGCCACAACCACTGCGGACATTTGAATACCACGAGGTAGGTTCTCAGATGCCGCCTAAGCAGCCTGTTCAGAACATGGACAGTAAATATGTTACTCGACAGGAATACGATGATTTGAAAGGCAAATACGAAGTTATCATAAACCGATTAAATTCATTTTCTGAACCTGTTAGGGCTAATACCGTACAGGAATCAGCGACCAAGGGAGGAAATGCAGATGAGTAATCCATTATTTAACGCACTTGGCGGCGGGATGCCGCAGGGAAACGGACCAATGCAGATGATACAACAGTTTATGCAGTTTAAACAGAATTTTAAGGGAGATCCGAAAGCAGAAGTCGAGAAAATGTTGCAGTCTGGAAAGATTTCTCAACAGCAGCTCAATCAAGTTCAACAGATGGCAGGGCAATTCCAGCGCATGTTGAAAGGAATGAAATAGTACATTACAATCTGGCCAGATTGATGTAAATACACAAAAAGGAGATTATATTATGGATGGAAATTATAGCTTAGCAGATATTGCCGCTGCTACTGGAAACGGCAGAAATAATGACGGCATGTTTGGTGGAGATGGCAGCTGGTGGATTATTGTTTTATTTATTTTTGCTTTCTTCGGATGGGGAAACAACGGATGGGGCAATAATGGAAACGGCGGAGGATATGTAGCTACAGCAGCTACTCAGGCAGATATTCAGAGAGGATTCGACAATTCCGCTGTAATCAGCAAGCTTGACGGAATCAATAGCGGCCTGTGTGATGGCTTCTATGCTATGAATAACGGTATGCTTACCGGATTTAACGGAATCAACACAAACATCATGCAGACTGGTTTCGGCATTCAGCAGGCTATTAATGCTGACACTGTAGCAAATATGCAGAATACCAATGCACTCCAGGCACAGCTTGCAAACTGCTGCTGCGAAACCAGAGAAGCAATCCAGGGCATAAACTACAACATGGCACAGAATACCTGTGCATTGCAGAACACCATGAACAGTAACACAAGAGACATTATCGACAGCCAGAACGCCGGAACAAGGGCAATCCTTGATTACCTGTGCAACGAGAAGATATCCAATCTCCAGGCTGAAAATAACGACCTCAGACGTGCCGCTTCTCAGGATCGCCAGAGTGCGCTTCTCACAACTGCAATGGCTTCTCAGACACAGCAGCTCATTAATGCGATTAATCCAGCACCGATTCCGGCATATCAGGTTCCTAATCCGAACACATATTACGGATGCGGATGCAACACCGGATGTAATTGTTAACAACTTCATATCGAGAGTATCTTTCGATTGATTCGGATGTCGGCTTATGCCGTATTACACAGAGGGGCAGGCTGAGACCTGTCCTTTTGTGATATGAAAGGAGTATTTTTATGGCAGAATTTACAAATGTAGCTGCTCAGACTGTAGCAGCAAATGGAAACGTAGTATTTTCAAACACAGCAGTCAAAGGTTCTAACTGCATTCAACACAGGGAGGGAAGTGGAATCATTACGCTGAGAGGACTTACTAACCAGTGCAAGGCTAGATTCTTCGTGGATTTTTCTGGTAATATCGCAATTCCAACAGGCGGTACTGTCGGAGCTATTTCTCTGGCTATTGCAATCTCTGGCGAGCCTGTATTATCTTCACAGATGATTTCCACACCGGCAGCAGTAGACCAGTATAACAATGTGTCCTCTGGTATCTATATTGATGTACCTCGCGGATGTTGCGTTAATATCGCAGTAGAGAACACAAGCGATCAGGCTGTTTCTGTTGCGAACGCAAACATTGTTGTGACCAGAGAAGCATAGGAGGTGTGATTATGAGAGACATTAAAGACTTATGTGCAAGAATTGAAGACGAACTGTCCAAAATTGCTGACAGTGGGCTGACCACTGGAAATCTGGAAATGACATACAAACTGATTGATATGTATAAAGATATCAAGAATACGCAGTACTGGGACAAGAAAGTGGAATATTACAATACTGTCCTTGATGAGATGCGTGGTGGCTACAATGACGATTACAGCGAACGTGGAAGAAAGCGCGACAGCATGGGGAGATATAGCTCAAATGATGGCAGAATGATGCCGGATTACGACAGAGGCAGTTCTTATGCCAGACGTGGGGAACATTATGTCAGAGGGCATTACAGCCGTTCTGACGGACGAGACGCTTACGATGACTACATGACACAGAAACAGAGCTATCGTTCTGGCAAATCTGAGGACTGTAAGAGGAAGATGCTTGCCGCTCTGGAAGAACATCTGGACGAACTCACAACAGAAATGAGCGATATGTCCAAGGATGCGGAGTGCCGGGAGGAACGTGATCTTGTTAAAAGATACGTGGAAAAGCTCCGTGATATGCTCTAATTAGTCAAAACATGTACCACAACTTTTTGGAGGTTCTGTGGTAAAATGTATTCATAAGGAAGATTCGTAAGTGGTTGTAGCCACTTGACATAGACATTTTTTCATTGATTCATCCTTTCTTAGGCGCGTGTCCTTAACAGAAACAGGTTCGGGCGGAACCTGGAGGTTGAAAAGCGGATGCAATTTCCGACACGTACCATTGCCGTTAGTGCATGGCGGCATACCTCCTTGTGAGCATATAACTGAACAGTGAAATCCAACCCGTGCAGAGGTGTGCGACCGTATAGGCGGTGTTGACGTAGCCCGAACGTCCCGTGTTTAGGCATAGCACGTAAAATACCTTGCTAACCCGGGAATCCGGGTTATGTGGAATGTAGCTCAGTAGGAAGAGCGGAAGCAAAAAAACTTTGACGTCAGAGGTTCAAGCCCTCTCATTCCATTACCCTGCCAGTGGTCTAACTGGCTTAATCCACTTACCTGCGGCGGCAGGTCAATAAACACGACCAGGAGGATGTATATGCAGAAACTTATTGACACATTAAAATCATTTGGAATTGAAATCCCGGAGGATAAACAGGCAGATGTAAAGAAAGCACTCTCTGAGCATTACAAGAATGCTAAAGAAGTAGCGAAAACTCTGTCGAAAGTCGAAGGTGAACGTGATGACTGGAAAGAACGTGCTGAGACAGCAGAAGAAACCTTAAAAGGCTTTGACGGCATTGACCCGGCAAATGTCAAGACCGAGTTAGCGACTTGGAAACAGAAAGCGGCAGATGCGGAGAAAGAATTCAATGCGAAAATATACGAAAGAGATTTTGACGATGCTCTTAAAACTGCATTGGAAAATGTTAATTTTTCATCTCCAGCAGCTAAAAGATCTGTTACTGCTGATATCAAATCAGCTGGTCTTAAGCTTAAGGACGGAAAGATTCTTGGACTTAATGATTTACTTGAACAGATGAAACAGGATGAACCTGATACATTTGTAGATGAAAGTCAACGGCAGGCTCAGCAGCAACAGGCGAGATTTGCAACAGCGCGGATTGGACATCAGCAGACACCGGGAAGTATGACCAAGAAAGATATCGAAGCAATCAAAGACCCGTCCGAGAGACAGGCTGCAATTGCTCAGAATATCCAGTTATTCCAGTGATTTTTTACACCGACTATACGCCAGAGTATAGCCGCTAACCCAATACCTTAACAATTATGGGTAGAAAGGATTTTTTTATGCCAGCAAAAACAAATCTTATTATGACTAATGATATTCAGGTCACAGCACGTGAGATTGATTTTGTTACCAGATTCGAAAGAAACTGGCAGCACTTACGCGATATTCTGGGTATCATGAGACCTATCAAAAAACAGCCAGGTGCTGTACTCAAGTCCAAATACGCAGAGGGTACTTTGCAGAGCGGAAATGTTGGTGAGGGTGAGGAAATCCCTTACAGCAAGTTTACTGTAAAAGAAAAGAACTATGCGGAAATGACTATCGAGAAGTACGCAAAGGCTGTATCTATCGAAGCAATCAAGGATCACGGTTACGAGAACGCTGTTCAGATGACTGACGACGAGTTCCTTTTCCAGCTTCAGACTGATGTTACCGGCAGATTCTATGATTATCTGAAAACCGGTACACTTACTTCCACAGAAACTACATTCCAGATGGCTCTGGCAATGGCTAAAGGCCGTGTTGAAAACAAATTCAAACAGATGCACAGAAATGTGACTGGCGTTGTTGGATTTGTGAACATTCTGGACGTATATGAATATCTCGGAGCAGCTGAGATCACTATTCAGAACCAGTTCGGCTTCCAGTACATGAAAGACTTTATGGGATTCAATACAATCTTTTTACTGTCTGACAGTGAAATCCCGAGAGGACAGGTTATCGCTACTCCTGTTGATAACATCGTCCTGTACTATGTTGACCCGAACGAATCTGATTTCGCAAGAGCTGGTCTGGTGTATACCGTATCTGGCGAGACAAACCTGATCGGATTCCATACACAGGGTAACTACCACACAGCAGTGTCCGAAGCGTTCGCAGTTATGGGACTTACTCTTTTTGCAGAGTACATTGATGCAATCGCAGTAATCACCATTGATGAAACGCCAACGCTTGGCACCCTGACAGTAACATCTACGGCTGGAACAGCAACTGGTGATACGAAAATCACTGTAAATCCGGCTAAGGAAAATGCTAACAACGTATATAAATACAAAGTTGCAACAGACGCAGTAACTGTTGGATATGGACAGAACCTCAGAAACTGGACTTCTTGGGACGGAAAAGCTGACGTTAAGGCAACAACCGGACAGAAGATCACAGTGGTTGAATGTGATGGAACATACAAAGCACTGAATGCCGGAAGCGCAAGCGTAACAGCAAAATGATGATCGATTAGGAGGTAACTGGCATGGCTTATACAGACTATGAATTTTACACAACTTCATATTTCGGTTCAGTTGTGCCAGAAACCGACTTTCCACGACTGGCAGAAAGAGCTAGTGATTTTGTGGACACGATGACGTTTGACAGGCTGGTGGACGGGCTGCCGGAAAATGAACGCGCACAGAAGCGTATCAAAAAGGCAGTCTGTTCATTGGCTGAATTAATGTATCAGCTGGAACTTGCTGAGAAAAATGCAACTTCTTACGCCACCATGAATGGGTCTTCTGTATCAACCAGACCTGGTGAATATGGTTTAGTAACAGATGGTGATGGAAACATTCAGTTAGTAAGAGGAGCATCAGCAGAAAACAGCAAGGTAAATGCTCAACTTGTATCAGACGCAAGTGGTAATGTTCAGTTGATAAACACCAAAGAAAATTCTGGCGATAAAAACACCGGAATCGTAACATCTATAAGTTCTGGCAGTGAATCCATTTCCTACGCAACTCCTCAACAGATTGGAGCAAGTGCAAAAGAATGGAGCGCTGTGTATGCCGCCGCCGGGGACGTACAGAAAACAAATGATTTGCTCCTTAAAGCAGCTTTGCCGCTGCTGATGGGAGTTAGTACGGATGATGGAATACCAGTTCTTTATGCGGGGGTGTAAACGAAATGAATACAGTAATGTGCTTTTTAACTGGCGGACACAGATTTAAAAGTCCTGCTGAATCAAAATGTAATGACAAAGAAAAGACTTGTACCATTACGGAAACTTGCTGTAAATGTGGAAAACAGTTTTCATTTACAGGTACATACAAACAGTTTGGTATTCCAGATGCGAGGCGAAAAGAATGGATATTTCAACATTAGGCTCATGCGTAGCAATCGTTATGATCTGCTATATCGTAGGAATGGGCTGTAAAGCATCAAAAAGAATCTCTGATGAATGGATTCCAGTAATTATGGCAGTTACTGGTGGAATTCTCGGAGCGGTCGGAATGGGAATTATCCCGGATTTCCCGGCAACGGATTATATCACGGCGGTTGCAGTCGGTATGTTTAATGGGTTGTCGGCTACCGGTGTGAATCAGGTTATTAAACAGACAGTGCAGAAAGAATAATTAAGGAGAGGGTATCATGTATTCATCTAAAATTACACTTTTCAACTATTACGAAAGTGCCACAACAGGAGATGCGTACTGGTATCCTCATGTTTTATCCGGTGTCGACCTCATTACGGACAAGGGGGCAATCCTTAAGAAGTACGGACCAGACGCAACAGACAACGCACAGTTACACGTGCGCTATGCTGTCCAGAATGGCGATATAACCATTGCTGACAAGAATGGTAAGATTCTCCCATGGGTGTCACCTAAGGAGTGGAAAAGGCAGATTAACAACGCCCTGGAGGATACTATTACATTCTCAGATGAATCGTTCTTCTGGCAGGGTGAGTGGACTGGTGGAATAGTAACCGATGGCGATTACAGAAATGGATTCTACCAGTACATGAATGAGAATAAGGATAACGTGTTTAAGATTACCAGTGTTGGTGGTCCGTATACACTGATTCCGCATTTTGAAATTTTGGGTAAGTAATATGAGTAAGATTCATCATTTTAAAGGGTTCTCCGTAGTTGATGGAGATATGAAAATCAAGCTGAATATGGACAGATTCTCCAGACAGTATCAAGAAGCTCAGTATCTCCTTGACGGAATGGTCATGGACAGTATGGTACCGTTTATGCCGATGATTACAGGGAACTTTATCAACCGAACAAGAGTTGAGAGTACATCCTTGCAAGGAACTGGGAAAGTATGCGCAGCGGCGGCACCTTATGGACGTTTTTTGTATGAGGGAAAAGGAATGGTTGACGAAGCAACCGGAAGTCCCTACGCAAGACGTGGAGCAAAGAAAGTCCTCGTTAGTCAGTTTTCTGGTCAGACAGCCGCAAAGGAAAATCTTGAATACACCAAACAGGCACACCCACAGGCACATGCTAAATGGTTCGATGCCGCTAAACGGCAATACGGTGACACATGGATTCGCAAAGTAAAAGCACAGGCAGGAGGTGGCAGACATGGCAGATAAGCCAATTGGTAAAGATGCAACCGGATATGAGATTTTGACAGATGCCATGAAAGCACTTCTGAATCAGTATCCAGGGCTATACGAAAATGAAACAATCAAATTTGAGGAACTCGGCAAAGAATCCGGAATTGCGTTTTCAGCAGATAATGGTGCCTTGATTTATTCAGAAAAGGAAGATATATGCGGAGTAATGCATCAGGTATGCCAGTATCCATTTTATGTGGTTTACCGCACAGCATCCGATAAGGAACGGCAGAAGCTATCTGTTCAGAAGTTTCTGGACAGTCTCGGTAAATGGATATGCCGGGAACCAGTTGCTATAAATGGCTCTGAAACACGTTTAGATGCGTTTCCAGAGCTTTCACAGGGGCGAGTGATAAAACGCATTACTCGCGATAACTCCTATGGTTTAGAGCCGCAGGAGAGTGGTGTGCAGGATTGGCTATTACCATTATCGGTACGCTACGAAAACACTTATGAAGTAATATAACGTAACAACCGGCTATCAATTGGAGATAGTCGCTAACCTACACAGCCTTTTAAAAGTTATAGGCAGAAAGGACATTTCTATGGCAGTTACAGGCAAAATTGACCGTAAATATATGGCTCATTATGTTGATGCAGGTTCCCTCTGTGGAGGGCTGACACCGAAATATGAGCGTCTTGGCAAGGATCTGGAAGAGTACAATGTAGAACTCAATCCGGACACTGAAACCTCTAAAAACATTCTCGGAGAATCCACGTTCAAACATAACGGCTACGAAGTTTCTTCTGATGCTGATCCGTTCTATGCAGACACTACTTCTGACCTGTTCACAGCGTTACAGAAGATTGTAGATGGACGTCTCAAAGACGATAATCTCAAGACAAAAGCGGTTGAAGTTCATCTCTGGACAGAAGCCACAGCAGGCAAGTATGAAGCATACCAGCAGGAATGCTATGTTGTGCCGACCTCCTACGGTGGAGACACATCTGGCTATCAGATTCCATTTACTGTCAACTATGTTGGCGAACGTGTAAAAGGAAAATTTGATATCAGTTCCGGTACATTCACAGCTGACAGTGAATAAGCACATACACAAGGAGGATATGCTAAATGGCAAAAGTAATTAATACCAAAATTGATGATGGAATTCTCATTTTTACATTCACAAACAATGAAGACGAAGTTTTTTCTTCTTTCAAGCTGAATCCAACCGACATTAATGTAGCAGCACGTGCAGAAGAAACGGCAGAATACTTTGAACAGCTTAAAGAGTCTATCCAGAAAGTCACGTCTGGTAAAGAAATGGCTGAACTGAATAAACAGATCGAGGATAAAATCAATTATTTACTTGGATATGAGGCATCCAAAGATCTGTTCAAGGAACCAATTACCGCAACAACTGTATTCGGTAATGGTCAGGTATTTGCTTATATTGTTCTGGATAAAATCGCAGGAGCAATCGCACCGGAAATCGAAAAGAGGAAAAAGAAAATGCAGGCAGCAGTCAATAAGTATACGGAGAAGTATACAAAATGACCGCCTATGAGCTTCCCACCTCACTAAACATAAGTGGGGTGGATTTTTCTATCAGAACGGATTTTCGCGCGATTATTGACATTCTAATTGCCATGAACGACCCAGAACTGGATGAGCAGGCGAAAGCAGTTGTTATGCTACAGATTCTGTTTGAGGACTGGCAGAGTATACCGACTGAGTGTCTGGATGAAGCTTGTCAGAAAGCATCAGAGTTCATCGACTGTGGACAGACTGATGACAACCCGAACAAACCAAAGCCCCGTTTGATGGACTGGGAACAGGACGGAGATATGATTGTACCGGCAGTAAACAAGGTTGCCGGAAAAGAAATCAGAGCCATTCCGTATATGCACTGGTGGACATTCTTCGGATACTTTATGGAATCCGGTGAATGCCTGTTCAACACGGTCGTTGGAATCCGTTCAAAAAAAGCAAAGGGTGAAAAACTCGATAAATGGGAAAAGAAATTCTATCAGGAAAACAAAAATATTATTGACATAAAAACACGTCTCAGCGACGAGGAGCAAGCTTACAAAGATAAGCTGAATGAGATGTTGAACCTCAAATAGTTAGGAGGTGGACACATGGCTGCTGATGGCTCAGTCATTATTGATACCAGAATGGACACATCAGGTGTGCAAAACGGCGTATCAGCAATCAGACAGTCTTTTAACGGACTTGGCAGCGTAGTAAAAAAAATAGGCATACTGATTGGCGGAGCATTCGCAATTGGAAAATTGACCCAGTTTGGAAAAGAGTGTGTAGAACTTGGCTCCAATCTGACAGAAGTACAGAACGTGGTTGATGTTACATTTACAACCATGTCTGATAAGGTAAACGAATTTGCGAAGAACGCCATGACCTCAGCCGGACTGTCAGAAACGATGGCGAAACAGTATGTCGGTACATTCGGAGCAATGTCTAAGTCGTTCGGTTTCTCTGAAGCACAGGCTTACGACATGTCAACAGCTCTGACACAGCTGACTGGTGACGTAGCATCATTTTATAACATTTCACAAGACTTGGCTTATATAAAACTGAAGTCAGTTTTTACAGGAGAAACGGAAACACTTAAAGACTTGGGTTAACAATTAGCTCCCTTACACAGCAATGTGTATTGAATAACATGGTGAACGAAGAAATCTTCGGTGTGTTGCTTTATGGGCAATGCTAACGGTAAAAGCCTAAAATTATTTAAAAAACTTGTGGTTATGACACCTATATGATATAATATTTATAGGAGGTGATTTCCATGAGTGAAGAAATTTGGAAAGATATTAAAGGCTACGAAGGCCTGTATCAAGTAAGCAATCTGGGAAGAATAAAAAGCCTTGAGCGTAGATGTAAGGCCAGATGGTATACAAGAAAAGTACCAGAGAAAATTTATTCTCCTGCACTTGATACTTATGGTTATCCAATAGTCTCTTTGCATAAAGACGGTAAAAAGAAAACGATTACAATTCATAAATTGGTTGCAAATGCTTTTCTTAAAAAGCCGGACGGTTGCAATTCTATTAATCACATTGACGAAAATAAGCAGAACAATTGTGTTGAAAATCTTGAATGGTGTACTGTTCAAGAAAACAATGCTTATGGAACGAGAGTAGAACGGCTAAGAAAAACTCAGCAAAGAGCGGTTCTACAATGTGATTTAGATGGAAATGTAATTAGAGAATGGGAGGGGATGAACTTCCTTTGTAGAGAAACAGGATATGACCAAGGTTTAATATCTAAAGTATGCAATAATGTTCACAGACATCGTACTGCATATGGATTCAAATGGAAATTTAAATAATCATGGTAATACCGTGCTAAGCATCGAAGAGTCTCAATAAGAGGCTCTTTTTTTGATGAAAGTGTAACGACTATTCCGTAAGGAAGTAGGTTTAGGGCGAAATTCCCTATTCTGAAGTGCCATGCATCCTATTTGGATGAAGAGATAGTCTACTCCCCTAATAAATATCGGGAAACCGAGGGTATAAAGGGTCGTTATGACACAAAGTGCACTAGACCAGTACGCACTGGCGAACGGATATGGTAAAACAACATCCGCCATGACTGAACAGGAGAAAGTAGCTCTCCGTCTGGCTTTTGTGCAGAAACAGTTATCGGCTGCATCGGGTGACTTCATCCGTACTTCTGACAGCTGGGCAAATCAAGTGCGAGTGATGCAGCTACAGTTGCAGTCTTTCAAGGCAACAGTCGGACAGGGATTGATTAATATTTTCACGCCCGTTCTGAAAGTGATCAATATTTTACTTGGTAAACTGGCAACTCTGGCGAATGCTTTCAAAAGCTTCACAGAGCTTATCACTGGAAAGAAATCTTCTGGTCAGACAAGTGGAAGTGGAGCAGGTCTTGCCGGAACAGACGTGATTGCAGATACAGCAGATCAGTATGGACAGGCAGCGGATAATGCAGAGAAACTGGCAGATGCCACGAACGACAATGCAAAAGCCACAAAAAAAGCGAATAAGGAAACAAAAAACTATCTTTCGTCACTTGATGAAGTTCACAAAGCCACATCTACTGGCAGCAATTCATCTTCCACACCATCTTCATCTGGTGGAAGTGGTGGAGCAGGTAACAGCGGTCTTCCGAATTCAGTTGGTAATGTGGACTACGGAAATCTCGCAGAAGGTGAAACCGCGCTTGATAAAATTAGCGATTCCGCAAAGAAACTTGCTGAACTGCTCAATAAGCTCTGGAAGCCATTCCAGGACGCATGGAAAAAAGAGGGTAAGAATACCATTAATGCAGCAAAAGTCGCACTTGATGGACTCAAAAAGCTCGCTGTAAGTGTAGGTAAAAGCCTTGTAGAGGTCTGGACAAACGGCACAGGCACAACGATACTTACAACCATGCTGAGGATTGCTCAGAACGTTCTTAAAACTATCGGGAATATTGCATCCGGTTTTGCGGATGCGTGGAATAAGAACAATGTTGGAACACAGATCATCCAGAACATTGCAGATGCCCTTGTGGTAGTTATGCAGTTTGTTGAGAGGATTGCAGAGGATACAGCGGCATGGGCGGCGAACCTTAATTTCTATCCTCTACTGGAATCTATCAGTAATCTGACCAGTACATTTGCACCAATTCTGGAATCTATCGGAAACGTTCTTGAATGGATTTATAACAATATTGTCCTCCCAATGCTGAAATGGCTGATTGAAACAGGAATTCCGACAGTGATTAACCTAGTGTCTGATTTGGCTGGATTCTTTGCAGATCATCAATCAATCATTGAAGCATTTGGCGCAGCTCTGATCGGAGCATTTGCGGCAGCGAAGATTGCAGGCTTAGCTTCGAGAATCGCAGGAAGTATAACGACAGTAGCAAGTTTCATTAAGGGTCTTATTGCACTCATGACCGGCTCTGGCGGCATTATGGGAGGAATTAAAGCTATTGCAACGGCTATCGGACCGGGCGGAATTTTTATAGCAGCAATAACGGCTTGCATTGCAATTGGCGTATTACTGTACAAAAACTGGGACAAGATTAAAGAAGTTGCGGGGGAAGTATGGGATTGGATTAAAAATAAAACATCAACATTTGTCAACGCTATAAGCTCTAGTCTTAAGAATCTCGCATCTAAAATTGTGACGATTTGGGATAATGTCAAATCCAGCGCATATCAAAAATGGACTGCAATTTGGTCAACAGTAGGAAATCTTGTTGAAAAAATTAAAGATGGAATTGTAAAAAAATTTACAGCTGCAAAAGACAAAGTTGTCGATATTTTTGGAAGTATAAAAACCTCTATAACGAATGTATTAAACAAGGTAATTGGTATCGTAAACCGTGCGATCGGAACTGTAAACTCAGCTATTGGCGGCATCGAATCCGCGTTTTCTTTTGGACCGTGGGAAGTGCCTACTCCATTTGGTAAGAAAACAATCGGATTCAGTGCTACATTTCCGCGAGTTCCAACTATTCCATATCTTGCAAAAGGTGCCGTTATTCCTCCAAGATCAGAATTCCTCGCTGTGTTAGGAGATCAGAAGCAAGGAAACAACATCGAGACACCAGAAGCACTGCTCAGAAAAATCGTGCGTGAGGAATCATGGCAGCAGAGTGGTGGTGATTACAGATTCACAGCTCAGATTAATAGACGGATTATTTTTGACGAAATTATAGACGAAGCAAAATTAAGACGCAGCACAAGCGGAAGAAATCCGTTTGAACTGGCATAGGAGGTGGAAGCGTGGCAACTATTCCAAAAAGTATAACAGAACGATACAAGATGAACGGGGCCTCCATCTATCAGCCAGACAAAGATATGGGTTATAACCTCGAAACAACTTATTCAGAAGGTAGTAACCGTACGCAGTTCGGAAAAGCGTTGTTAACTCCATTGTTTACAGTCGAACAGTATAGCTATGAAGCATCAAACGTTCCAGTTATAGAAGCAAACAAAATTCTCAAAATTATCGCAAAAGGAAAAACTTTCAATTTGTACCATTGGTCCCTTTACCACATGGCATGGAGAACTGATCCGTTTTATGTCGGAAAAGCAAGCCTAACTATTGGAGAAATTTCGCCAGACTTAAAATTTGTATCAAAAATATCTTTTAACATGCAGGGGGTGAATCCACTTGATTAATGTATCCGATACATTTAAGCAAAAACTACAGGACGGAGAAAGAGTCTGGCAGGAAGTGGAAATCACCTTTCCTGACGGAACTGTAAAAACAGTCAAAAACGAAATCATGGGCGAAAATTGTACTTTTTCTGATTGTGCAGAAAGTAGCAGCTTTCCGATTGGCTGCGTTGTTTGTAAATCCATGACATTGGAGTTGGACAACACTTCTGATCAATGGAAAAACTATAATTTCTATATGGCAAAAGTTCATGCGTATCTTAAAATGCAGACCTCCGTAGCAAGTCCAGCTGCAACAGATGAATTGCTGGATGAAAACTATGACCCAATTCTTGATCAGAGTGGCGGTGCGATTCTGGCAACAAAAGCAGCGACAGAAGACAGAGTCGAAACCATTGATAAAGGTATTTATACAATTACGACACCAGAACAATATGGCGAAATCCTTAGTTTTACCGCTTTGGACGATATGTATAAAACGAACGCAACTTATATATCTCATCTGGTTCTGCCACAGTCAATAGAGACTCTTGTTAGAGATGCGTGTGAGACTCTTGGTATTCCGTCAGAAGTCTCCATGGCTCATGGAAATCTGATCGTGTCAGAGATTCCGGAAAACATGACGTTTCGTCAGTTGTTCGGATGGGCAGCAATGCTTGAGACTGCGAACGCTCGCCTGGACAGCAGAGGATACTTGCGATTTATCAGATGGGATTTTTCCAATGTGCAAGAAGATTATGGTGCAA